TCCTTTATCATCATATGTATCTCTAAATATATTATAACTTTGCATGATGAATGGATATTTATTAAAATCATCATCTTTTAAATTTTTACTATTAATACTATTACTAGTTCTAGTATTTGTTTTGTTCCATCTTGTAGTTTTCCATTTTGTTCTATTGTATGAATTTAAAAACTTCTTATTATCAAATAATAGATGTACCATATTTTTTCTATAATACACCCTTGTACGTACATTATAATTTTTCTTTAATGTTAAATTTCTTCTAGAACCTTGTTTTGTAGCATCTACTTTAGATAATAATTCAAAACCCTTTAGTTTTATATATCTTTTAAAATAATTTTGAAAATGTTTTTTTGTCCCAGATAATGAATTTTGAGTACATACAATAATTATATAAAATTGTGAATAATAATCCTTATTATCTTTTTTATAATCACTTGGTAATTCTTTATATTCTTGATTTTCTTCATCATAATTAATTAATAATATCCTATTTAAATGACATTTTAACTCATCATCAGAATTATTTGACATTATATATAATAATGTAAGATATAAATAAAAAATAATTAATTTAAATCAAAAAATTATAACATTCACCACAATCTTCCAAATGACAAATGCCCTTATTTACTTTACTAAATATACTATTTAATTCATTTTCATTAATTTCATTATCAAAATTACACTTTACTAAAATTTCATCATTATAATTATTTACTATTAATTCTACTGTACATTCATCAAAATTAACTCTTGTTTCATCTATATTATAATAATAATTTTCATTAATAAATTCCCAGTTTTTATTTTTTAACTCACTTTTATTTAAAAAATAAATTTTACCATCATTATGCTTTAAATTTGGACTTACGAATTGCTTTATCATATTTTTCTGTACATATTTAGTTGTTATAATTACTTTAAATTACTTTTCTTTAAAAAAATATTACCAAGCATCATTAGCAAAGGTACTGTATATTTTTGTTTCTTCTTTAAAAAATTCTTTTGGATTATCTTCATATTGCTTTCCATAACTATCAAATCCTAGTAGCATAGCTTCAATATATTTTATCAATCGTGTTTTTTGAATTTTTTTAACTTTAGGTTCAAACATATCATCTTTATATTCAATTCGTAACAAAACACAATCATCTGTGTTACGTGTAAGTAATTCACAATAAAAATTAATATCATCAATTTTTATAGTAGTTTCTCTTACATTTTGATATAAACGTAACTTATTAATCGTATATCCTTTATCTTTACCAGATATAATCACATGATTATCTGGTATATATGCACAAAAATCTTCATTCTTATTATCATATTTAATAAATTTTAAAATTTCTTCAATGTTTTTCCACTCTAATTCAGCTGTCATCTTCGTACAATATTCCACAATCAATAACTTTAATTTCTTGAAGTGGTTTGTCTTGTTCATCTGTAGATAAATTTTCAATTTTTTTTATTATATCAAAGCCTTCCAATAAAATACCGAACACAACATGTTTATCATCTAACCACGGTGTTTCCTTTAATGTAATGAAAAATTGCGATCCATTTGTATTAGGACCACTATTTGCCATACTTAATAAACCTGGTTGATTATGCTTTAAATTAAAGTTTTCATCTTCAAATTTATCTCCATATATACTTGTGCCACCTGTACCATCAAAATTAGTAAAATCGCCTCCTTGTATCATAAACTCCTTAATTACTCTGTGAAATATAGAATTTTTATAACATGCCTCTTTTTTATTTCCTAACCCTTTAGCACATAAATACCTGAAATTAGAACATGTTTTAGGTACATCATCATCAAATAATTCAAACTTTAATCTTCCTATTTTTTCATCACCAATGGCTATATCAAAATATGGATTTCCTTTAGTAATATCTATTTCCTTTTCCTTAAATTCCTCAACAACATTATCTACTATATTGACTTTATCCTTAATTAATGGCTTTGTTTTGAAAAAATAATTATAAATAAAATAGATTGCTATAATAATAACAATTGCTATTAAAATATAAATAGTATATGACATTTATATTTAATTAAAAAAAATAGTTTTAAGTTAATTAAAACTCCACGTATTTCCACAATTTAAACAATTAATAAATGTTGTCATCGGCTCATCACTACACCTAACCTGTAATTGATAATATGAACAATTATGCTCCTTACATCTACCACATTTATATTCTGTTGTACGAATACCAGCCGTTCTACTATATAAAAACTCATCCGCAGCACTTTGTTTATCAATATATTGCTTCCAATGCTTTTTATTTACTTCTTGGGGTGATAAAAATGCTATTTTACTAATATCAATATTACCATTCATAACTTCATCATAAAATGATTCATTTTTTATATAAGATTTTTTGTCCAAATTATTATATAAACTCATTAACTTATTTACATAAATTCTTTTAAAATATTTATTTTCTATATCAGGTTCTATATTTTTACTTCTACATTGCTCCGAAGAATATTCATAAATTGACTTTTCAATATTTTTACATTTATCTTCATCATCAATTATTAAATTTAATTTCTGAATTGCTTTTAATGACGTCATTACTCTAATTTAGTATTATTGTTTTAAGTTTATTCAATTTCTATTTTTTTATTAATAATTAATACACTATTACATTCCAATCTTTTAATCTACTATCTTCTTCTTTTATTAAAATATCATGATGATATAAATATTTGTTGGATATATGTGATACATCAATTTCTAATATTAAAAATAACATATCTAAATCATATATATGCAATTCAGACGCATTTTCTATAATTTTTAAATAATAAATTATATTTTTTGTCTTTAAATCAACCCATTTACCAAAATAATCATCTTCTTCGTCGTAAAAATCATGATTGGGGTTAAATACATATAAATCATGGAAATAATTAATTACTCTATCAGAATCATAATTAAAATAAAAAACATATGATTCAGTTACATTTTCTTTTAATTTTAAATAAAAATGATTTTCTTGAGTTATATCTCGATTTAATATACTTTTTTTATTATAAATTAGTTCAAAATTAAATATATTCATTTGATTAATGAAATTTTGATTATTTTCAAAATATATACTATTTTTTACTTTTTCATCTTTTTTTAATTCAATAAAATTTACATTACTTAAATTATTATAAATAATTAAATTAAGAGGAAAATAATTATTATTACATTGAATATTAATTTTATCATAATAAAAATATATTTTACTTAAAATATGAAATAATTGTAAATAATATTTTAATTCAAATGGAATAAATATAGTTATTTCTTTCATAAATAATAAAAGGTAAAGTATTTTTAAATAAATTTAAAAATATAAAAATTATTGAGGTTATATATTTATTTTTTCTTCTTATATTATATAAATGAATTTTAGAGTAATTATTCATGCATTAATATTACTATTTATATTACATATTATAATTATAAATATTGATTATGAAGTAAATATTGGCAATAAAACAGAAAATTTCATTAATCATGTTAAAGATAAAACTGAAGATAATTCTTTAAATTTCTTATTAGAAAGCAAAGAAAAAGATAATGAATTTATTAAAAGAATGAATGAAATTAGTAATTCTTTAGAAAATCCGCCTAAAAAATCGGAGTTTCAAGAAAAAAATGAACACACTGTATTACCCAGTAATAATTATTTAAATAAAGAAAACTCACCTAATTTTGAATCAAATGTTTTAGATACTTCGAAATTATACAAAATACAAAATAATTACGACAATCTAAATGAAAATCAACTTCAATCTACATCATTAGACGATTTAAATAAAAAATCCAATAATATTGTAACTCAAATAAATAAAATTGACCCTCAAGTAAGACAAGCTGAAGAAAAACCAAATGTTTGGGAATATAATAATGAATTTGCAATGAATGGTGGCTCAATGAATGGTATAGTAGGTTTTGATGGGTTAGAATCACAATATTCTAATTTTGGTTCTGTTTTTGATTTAAAAAAAAATGATAAACCAGAATACAATGAAATACCTCATGACGATTTAAGAAAACCAGTTGTAGTAAATTAAAATTAAATAATTAAAAAAAATAATATTTATTTTTTATTATGAATAATTCACGATTTAAATTAGGAATTATTGAATTATTTTTTCCAATACGTCATAATGAATCTTATACAACAAATAATCATGAAAAAAATGGTTATTATATATTATCATTAAATATAGGATTATTTTCATTTTATAATAAGGTTTTAATAGATTTAATAATAAACACTTATAATTTATTTTATAAAGAAAGTTATATAAATAATGGATTATGTTACCATTATTTTCATCCGAATTTCGAAAATATTGTAAAAAGTGAAAAATATTTTGATGTAAAAATTATAGAAATTTTACAAATGAATAATAAAGAAATTATAATTGATAAAACATTTTATTTAAGATTACTTCAAAAAAAATTTAGAAAATATTATTATAAAAAATTATTAGAAGAAGAATAAATATTAGAAAAATTTCATTTTATACATATTTTTCCAATTTTTACCTGTAATATAAAAAAGCTTTTCCTTATTATTAAACGCAATTCCATTTAAAACATCTTTTTTTGTATTTTCAAATTTCCTAAAATATTTTAAATTAAAAACATCGACAATTTTACCATTATTTGGATTAATTTTTATAATATAATCGGAATACCAAATATTAGCATATATATAATTATTAACATATTCTAATTCATTTAATCTATGAACCATACTATTATTATATTTTACTGAAATATTTGAATTACTCTTTAATAATTTAGAATTCTTTTTAGGAAAATTGTAATAATATAATTTATTACTTCCATTTGATACAATTAAATTCTTATTATTATGTGTTATTCCCCAACATTCTTTATTGGGTATATCAATATTATAATATTTTATATAATTTAAATCTAAATCAAAACATAATATAATTTGTGATTTCCATGTAAGTAAATAAATAATATTATTGTAAATTGTTATTCCTTCCGCAAATAGTGTATTTTTTATATTGACTTCCTTTTCTATTTTACCATTTTTTAAATTCTTTTTTAATAATTTGGAATATCCATACAAACCACAACTTTCATATAAATAATTGTTTTGTATTACTAAACCCTGTGTAA